AGGCGGTTAGTCTTGACACTCAAGCCAAAAATACAGTTCTCTCAGGACCTGCGGCAGATCCAGCGGCGGCACCCACATTCAGAATACTTTCTCATGCAGATATCTCAGATTTTCATACCCAGACGGTTTTAGATGCGCCTCCAGTAACTCTTAGTGTAGCAGCAGATACTGTTCTTGACCTTTCCACTCAAGAAATAGACTTTAATACACAAACTGCAAATAAAGTTCTTGCGGGACCGGCTTCTGGTGGCGCGGCGAAGCCCACTATGAGAGTTTTATCAAGTGCAGATATATCAGACTTTTCTGCGGCTGCTCTTGTTGCCGCTCCAGCTGTAACACTAGCAGCAAGCGCAACAGGTTTAATGGACTTAACTGGTCAGGCTATAAGTCTTGATACGCAGGTCAAAAATACTATCTTAGCTGGTCCCGCAGCGGGCGCAGACGCCACTCCAACCTTTAGAACCCTGTCTAGTACAGATGTCTCGGACTTTGCTACAGCGGCTTTGTCTGCGGCTCCTGCTGTAACACTAGCAGCAAGCGCAACAGGTTTAATGGACCTAACAGGACAAGCTATAAGTCTTGATACGCAGACAGCAAGTACAGTTCTTTCGGGTCCGGCTGTTGGTGCTGCGGCTGCGACTCCAACATTTAGGCAGCTCAATATTCAGGATATTGCTCGTCCAAGCGGAACTTTAACTCTAGCAAATGGCGCAAATAGTAATATAGCTCTAACGGCTGGAGTTCGAGTTTATGTCATAGCGGGTCCGACCGGTAATTTTACGATCACTGGTTTTGCTGGTGGAACGGATGGGGCGGTTTTGTATATTTATAACCCTCTTTCAAATGATATGGGGTTTGTAAATAATGCGACATCTGATGCCGCAAACCGCATTATGACATCAACGGGCGGGACTGTTTCGACAAATAACGCAGGAATGGCAACATTGGTTTACATTGCGGGAACTACTAACCGCTGGATTTTGATGGGAGTGGCGGTGTAAATATGATTCTCAGAAGACAGTCTAAAGGAAAAATTACCACAGCCCACAGTCTTATAACAGAGACTACCACGAGTGTTGAGATTAGCTGTGTGGGTTATAATTCTTTGCTAGTATACACCTCAATTACTGATGCGGTTCAGAATTGGACGGTTAAAGTGACTGGCTGTATGACGAGCGGCGGGACTTTCGCGGATTGGTATGATGGAGCTACTCAGATGAGTTACCAGACCAATTCAGGAAAAGCTGCGGTTTGGAAGGGGGTCCCTGACTATGTAAAAATCGTAGCCACGGAGGATGTAAATGGAGCTAAGTGTACAGTTAAGGTGCAGCCATTAAATACTTGACCGAATTTAATTCTGATGAATAAAACGAAATATAATTTCGCTGAAACGCTCAAACGGAAATTTTATTCTGATGAATTACGATATATTTTCTTGCTGCGGCTCAAAAATATATAATTCATATTTTTAAAATATGACATAAGTATTTTGCCCAACTTCTTAATCAGATGGCTGATTTTAAAGGAGACGTTCAATCTCGATTAGAGAAAAATCTTTTAAATAGAAGGGTTACGAATCGAGATTTGCTCCTGGCGAGTATGAATCCGTTGGTTCAAGCATTGAGTTCAACAGATACTCAAATGAAATTTTCTAAACCTTTTTATCACAACGTTTATGACCCTAAAGGTCACGTAGACGTTGAACTGAGCCACGATATTGCTGAGAACTTAGATGATATAGATTTCTTCGGCTGGGCTCAGGTTGCAGACTCTGATGCTTTTAGGGGTGGACGCGGAATAGCTGAGATGGCATATGGCAAAAACTCTGAGTCTGGATATATAGACTATACCGCTATGGAGCGCCGAGCTTATGACACTTTCATCGCTCCTAAAGACCCTAAGATAACATCAACCGCATTGCGCTGGAAAGGGCTCTACTTCAAAAATGGCGTTTTGCATTTTGACCAAACTATAGCTGATGGAGATAGATCTGGACAGGTAGTTTCGCTCGATCCGAAACAGGTATTCTCGCTGTCTCCTTTGGGTTCACGATTTATAGATGAAAGTATACTTGAGTATCTTTTGCCATACCTTGATTTAGCAAGCTTCAGTTACGATCTAATTTATGTGGTCATGTCTCAGCAATTAAACCCTTCTGAGCTGGTAATTACCGATGAAAACCTTCCTGGAAACGATTCTATTGCTCAAAAGATCTTAGAGAGCAGTAATGCAGTAGAAAAGGTTCCAATTCCATCCAATATGAAAATAGAACATCCTAAGTACTCCGATCGCAAAGATGTGCTCTCTTTTTACTCCTTTGCCCAAAGGGAGCTTTATAAGATCGTATTTCCAATATCGGCGCTCTCAGATGGCGGAGAAGGCAAAGGCGGGGCGCTTTTGGACAATTCTTCAGCTGCCGCTAAGGTTTCAACTTTCTTCGCATATATTCAATCTGGAAGGATGAAATTTTGCAAAGAGGCGAATAAAATAGGAAATAACTGGCTAGATTGGAATGGATTTAAAAAACAAGGCTACCGGTATGAAATTTTGCCCGCGCCCGTCGAACCAAAAGATGTAAAAAATGAACTACAAATTATGATTAATGCTAGAAAAATTGGCGATATTAGCCAACAAGAGTTCAGAAATTGGATTAATTCTTGTGTTATTGGGGTAAGATTAGAAGAAGATTTTACTGGCGAAAAAGTCCAGCCTCGCGTAGATCCCGCTATTAACAAAGCAATGGATAAAATAGCTTCAGGCGACAATATTATAGAGGCTATGGCAGATATAATCGCACCATAAAAAAGTTAAATTGTTTCTAACAGAGCCCTTACAGAAAGATTTGGATTCTTTATTTTTGGCTTTCGTCCATAATGACAATTAAAACAAAGAAGTTGATATTCCTCTTTTATAGATTCCGGCCATCCCATTTGTCTAAATTTGCCCAATAACGTCGTTCCCACCGGTTCTCCATTTTTTCTTTTCTCGTTTCCATTTCCGTGTATATGATCAATGCTGAGACATTTTAAATTAGATTCTTTACACATTTTACAAGGTCCGAAGAAATTAAAAGCTTCTTTCCATAATTTTATTTTGTATCTTTGTGCGTTTGTTAGTTCACTATCGAGTAAATCAAAGTATTTTTTATATTGCTTAATAGAATTATGGTTTGCGCACAAACATTGATATTTTTGTTTAAGATCAGTTTCTGATACCCCTCTTTTGATGAGTCTCTCTACAATTTTGAATCCACCTCGTATTTTATTTTCTTTTCTGTCTGCCGCCCCATCATCGTTAATGTGGTCTATAACCAAAACATCACAATCGTTCTCGGGGCACCACGCGCACTTTCCACCAAATAAATTAAAAATATCCACTCTAATTTGCAAGCGTTCCTTAAATCTTGCGGCGGTTCGTTCTTTTTGTTCTTCAAGAATCCACTCTCGATTTTCTATATAATATTTATCTTTATAAATTTTAATTTTATCCTTTCTCCTCTCCGCTGACTTTTTAGAGAGTTCTTTTACTCTTTCTGGGTTTTTCAATCTGTACTCTTTCGTTCTTTGTTTCAATAACTCTTTATTTTTAGATCTAAAATCTTTTCTTTGTTCTTTTATCCATTCCTTGTTGTTTTCAGACCAATCTTTTACTTTTTGCTTTATTGTTTCGCTATTTTTTTGGTAATATATTTTTTTGGTTTCTTTGGCATGTTCCTTATTATCTTTTGTCCACTTTCTCGATCTTTCTAGAATTTTTTCTTTATTTTGAAGATAATTTTGATGTTTATATTCTCTTATTTTTAATTTATGTTCATACTTTTTGTTGAAGATACCTTTTTCTAAATTCTGAAAAGCCTTAGAGTATATTTCTTCTAAAGAAGAAAGTATATCAAAAATAGTTTCTTTAGACATTAATATTAGATAGTTCTCATCCTATATAAAGTTTTCTATTGCGTCTTTTACTTTTGACTTCTCACCCGCCATCCTTATATCCTTGTAACCCCTATATCTCCATATGCGCAAAATATTCCAAGCCCGATTTGATAAGCTACCAAAACAAGAGCAAGAAAAGATCTTAAGACTCCGAGAAATCCTCTTAAACCTCGGCGGAGAAGATCTGGTTATTTTAGATGAAGGCGAATCAGAGATTGACGGAATTCTCGCCAATAGCCAACTTTTCGAAGCTACTTACAAAAGAGTCCGAGGAGCCATGTGTCATTGCCATGAGAATGTATTAGAGCAGAAAGAAAAATACCCACACAAATACAGAATTGCAACAGGCTACGCCCTATCATCTGATGGCTTGTGGAGACAGCATTCGTGGTTAGTAGACAAAAAAGATAGAACTTACGAAACCACGATGCCGAGATTGCTATACTACGGATTTATTCGAACTTGAACCTCGGAACCTCACGAAAATCCCAGTAGTTGCATAACTCCTTCGGACAAATGTAAAACGTCCGCTCTCTTTTTCTTTTATTATCCCACCTGCGGGATACTTGCCATTGAGGTTTCGTCTGAGTATTGATTATAGCCCCGCCATCGAGACTTCGATTACAAATTATGTAGTAGGCGGGCGGGATTTTAAGTGCGTCATAATGCCCCGTAGTATCCACTATAATCGACTCATAAGGAAACTCCTTCAAAGAATTAAAATCTAAATCAGGTCTTTGTTTAACCTCAATAATACTTGACCCGATTATCAAATCCCCAGAGTCCCCAAACTCTTGAATCTGCGACACATCGGGCCGAATTTTGATTGCGGGTAAAAAGATATCAAAACCACTTAGTCTTAATTTCCGCGCAACCACCCAAACGGCGAGATCCGATGCGAGCAGGTCCTTCACAAAATTGGGGTCAATTTTATCTAGGTTCACCTCACTTCACCCCTCTCCTTCATCTTCTCATATACTCTAACCGCCGCGGCACAAAATTCAGGTACAGTAAATGTTTCGCTGTCGCGCGATTCTCCACTTAGGAACGGATGCATCCTACATACTCCCGGTCTAGCCTCATATATTTTACATTTTTTCTTGCGAGTGTCGTAGAACTTACAAGGCCTATCTTGCTTAAATACTACTGTATTTGGACTAGATCCTAGCTTACAATGCCTTCTGAATATTACTTTCTCAGACTTTTTAAAATGCTCCGCCAGCCTTGTAATATCTTTTTGGGTAACAGAAATCGGATAGCATGTAGTGCAGCAGTTTCCACATTCCTCGCACACAAACTCTTCCTGAGCCTTTATACGGGCTTTGGCGGTTGGGTTAAGGTAGATCATTTAAGTTCCAACCCTTTGTATCCCCAGTTTTCCATAATGGTGGGATCAGCACATATTTCTTTGTTATGAACTGTGGTGTAATTTCTCTCCCTAAAAAACTTACCCTTTTCTCCACACGAATTTGATAAATACTTATTTTTTCTTTCCTCTTTAACTGGTATACATTTTCCATGCAATACAGTTCTCCAACAAAGAGTTATTAAGTGATATTGATCTTTATCAAATAATTTTATTTCATAAATACATTCAGAACATTCATTTACTGCCACATCCACACCTCCCATTCCATCATTCTCCAAATTCGCCAAACCTCACCAGCTTCCCAACTATATTCATCCAAGCCGAAGCTCCCTTTTAATATAAATCACGATCTCCCCATCTCCATAAACAACCACCTGTGATCTATGAGGCTTGTCCTCGTAATAGATCTTAACTCTATTTAATTGCTCTTCTGTTAGCCCTAATCTTATCAGCAGTTCGCCGCTGTCCGTTAATGCTAGTTCGGATTCCATCTAAATCACCTTTTGGCTTTATCTTAATCATAATCTCTCCACCTTCGAAAAGATTAAGTATCAAGTGGTGTTTCTTCCTTTTATATATATTGAACAATTCTTCTACTCCTAATTGTCCTGGATCGAACTCTATTGAGATGAAAATTTGATTCTCTCCCCAGGCGATTTTACTGTTCATTCTGAGTCTCTTTTGGTGCTTCGTTTTTTAAAATAAAAACTATTGCATCATCACCACCAAGGATTATATCCATGCTTATAGGATTTTTAGAAATTTTTTCGAGAATATCTGCAACTTCTTTTGAAATTGGAATTTGTACAATGTCATCAGTAAATTTCATTGCGGTATTAGGTGCTTTTTTAATCATCTTCTTTCTCCCCACACGGCTTAAATCTCCCATCCTTTACAGACTCTCGATATACTTTAATAGCTTCTTTAAAGAACTCCACTTGTTCAGGGGTTGCGAGTTTCTTCTCATTTCTCCAAAATTCCTCAGCATCTTCTCCTTCCAAGATATTAGTAATCCCAATCATTTCAAAGGGGAAGAACTTTTTACACAGCGGGCAGGTTGGCATGTTAGTAGTCCTTTGCGCTTGGAGTTTTTGTATTCTCGCTGCTTTCTATTCTTTCGGTAATCCAATTGAATACACTTTCTCCATAAATCGTTTCTAAAACTGTTTCGAAGATATCGTATTCGTAGTCTAAAACTCTATCATCATTATATTCTCCGCTATCTATATAGTCTAGATAGTTTTGTGTTACCTTTATTATGTTTTTAAAATCCTCTACAAATAGGAATTCAGGCGTTGGTTTATTCATTTTTCTTCCTTACCCCCTTCTCCAACCCCTCTCTATAAGCCTTATCGGTTAGCTCATCTAGACATTTTTGACAGATCCCAACTTTAAAAGCCTGCGGGGCATCATAGGGCTTAGTTACTCTAGTCTGATAACAAAGACCTTCGTTGCACCGATCACAATAAATTTCTATATTTACTTCAATGGCTGGCACACTACATCCCCACGAAATCTTCTTATGTTTGCGACTTGGATATCTGGACCCATTTTCTCTTCCATGTCTTCGTAGTCAAACTCAAAATCTTCGTCTTCCACTATTATTTTTTCAGCCTCTTCTTCATCTTTAGCCTCGACCACAACGGTGCCAGTGAACGTAGTTCTTATTTGAACATTTGCTGTGAAATACATATTCAGTCCCACAAGTATATAAAATACTTTTGTAATAGTTCAAACGCCTCATCAATTTGCATTTGCTCTTCCTTTGTAGCACAATTTCCCCTTTTATCCACCTCAACAACTTTTGCAAATCCAGAACTTATCATTCCTAATACTATTTTCCACTCTTCTATACTTTCCAACTCTGGTGGGTAGCCGTGAGATTCGTTGGCTAAATCTCTGGTTATGTTGCTTATTAGTTCGCTTAGGTAAATATGAGCATTCCACATATCTGATTTCGCATAGCCTTTCCTCCCGCGCTCGAGGAATACAAATATGGAATCCCATAGGCATTCGAGCTTGTAGGGGATTCTGTAGACAATAAAGTTATAGATCTTCTCGTACCATGGTAATGGTTTGTTAAGTTCGGTGAGGAAATCTTCTAGGGGGGTGTACTTTCCCTCGCCTGGAGTTTTTAAATCTTCCATTTTATCTACCATTTTATTTACAGAGAACGGAATAATGTGTTGGCCGGACATTACTATTCATCCTCCCATATCTTCATATATTTCTCAGGATTTTTCCTAATATCTATAACGCTCTCAACTATTCTACCAAAATACCATCTTCTCTTATCGGAGATATCAATTAAGTTAATGTTTGAGAGTATTTCCTCTTCACCAAATGTGTCATAAAGAGGAAAGAGAATCCCTTCTATAAATCTAGGAGATAAACCCCGAACTCCTTCGAAAGATAGATCTATGGAAAAACCTTCTTGTCTACAGTTCTTTACTATCTCTCCGATTTTGTTTCCATCACTATAGCCAATGTAGTAAGGGTGTCCGAGGAGTTCGATGATTTTAAGGTGCATATCTATAACTAGTCCTTGTTGCTATTTATAACTTTTGCTCGCGAGGGTCAAACCATCTTAAAACCGATCCGATTCCTTCACGAAAGAATTCAAACCTTAATTGTTGTCCAGTGACATCGTTAACAAATGTCCCTGTGGCCGAAAAATTTGATCCCTCAATTTCCTCATGATACAGAATAATCGACCACTTGTTGCTTATTAATTTCTTTAAAACTTCTTTCGGATTCATTTGATTAACCTCTATCTATTTCTGCTCGTTTAATATTTTTTATAAATTCACATTCTCTTTCGATTAAAGAAATGATATCATCATTACTTAATCCGTTGTGTAGACCCTCATTAATCCTTTCTAGTGATGATATAGCCAAGGTTTTGGTAGTCTCATCGGTTCCATAATCGCGTTCGATAAAAGTTCTTATAAGTTTTTCAAAAGATTCCATTGTTTTTATTTTAACTTCTTTCGGATTCATCTCTTACTCCCCCTTAAAGAACGTCCCAGCGTCAGATTTTCTCCAGGTTCCTTTTAATATAGTTCCTAACTGTGGTGGATACGGAATCCCCTTCAACATTAACACCCCATTAGTAACATTTTCATCACAATCTATAGTCTCCACGGTGCAGTATTTGTTTCCTGCCTTCGAGGTTCCGTAGCCGATATTTGTAATCAGATACTCTTTTTCTTTTAGCTCGATTTTATCGAAGTCCATGCCTCTTAAAATACTATCTGGGAGCACATCATCTGTGCGACCCGCCCACATCACATTTAATTTCCCGCTTCGAGTTTCAACTTTTCCTCTAGTTTGAAAATACGGGTGCAGGCAGAACATAACCTGATTTTTAGTTGGATTCTCAATCAAGTCGTCTATGAATTCTTTTTTAGCTTCATAAAGGTGATCGGATAGGTACAGGTCAACTCTATCGACCCCGTCCTCAAATTTTAGGACTATACTCTTCCCAAAGCTGTTATTATAGACTTTGGAATCATATACCCAACCTACAGACAAGAAGGCTTTGTTCTCAATCTCTTCCTCTTTTAAAATACTCAGACTTTTTCTTTTATCCTCATATTCCGTTTTCAAAAGTTCGCTTTCTGTCCTAGGCCAGCAGGTAAGATATTTTCTCATTCTTATTAACTTCTCTTCCTCAGGCCACGAATCTTCATTTTTATTCTCTGCCCAGGCAAATAAGGTATTTCTAGATAGTTCTTTGCCTGTTAAGAGTTGCTTCCTGTTGGACTCAATACTATCTAAATATCCTATACTTACTAGAGTTTCGAATACATTTTTTCTAACTTTCTTTATTTTTTCAAAATTCTTGCCCGCTTCAATTATTTTCTCAATTTCTGCGGGACCAATTCCTTTAATTTTATTCAGTCCAAAATAAAGTGTATTGGTTTTAAGGTCAAAAGTAGATTTTTCCGCCGGAGATTCAATTGATGGGGGTTTAATAATAACTCCCGTATCGGTCGCCTCTTTTACATATTTAAGAACGTTTGTCTCGTCGCCTTCGTTATTTATTAGAGATGAATAAAAGGCTAAGGGGTAATAGAGTTTAAGCCACGCGGTCCAGTAGCCGAGCATTGAGTATTCTAGGCAATGAATTTTATTAAAAGCATACTCACCGAACTCTAACATTTTTTGAAATAAATCTTCTGCTATTTCTTTTGACACACCGTTTTTTATTGCTCCAGATAAAAATTGATCATACTTCTCTTGCATAGCTTCTCTTCCTTTACTCTTACTTACAAGTTTAAGAAACCGTTCGCTTTCTACCATACTAAATCCGCCAATCTGGTTTGCAATTTGCATTACTTGTTCTTGATAAACAAGAATCCCTAAAGTATCTTTTGTTATCCCTTCAAGTAAAGAATGATTATATTCCCACGCCTTCCCGTTTTTTCTATCTATATAATGAGCAGATTCTCCGCCTCTTAAAGGTCCTGGTCTACATAATGCGTTTGCAGATAATAGGTCCTCAAACTTATCAGGATTCAAATGTCTCAAATAATCCGTAACCAACTGAGATCCGAACTGGAATATACCTGCTGTCTTGCCAGATTTTAATAATTCGAATACTCTTGGATCATTATAATCTTCGGGTAAATCATTCCATCCTATCCCCGCTCCCCCAAGACATTCATCAATAACATCAAGAACAGATATTCCAAGGACATCAAATTTAATTATACCCATCTTCTCCAGGGCATCTTTTTCCCAGCTCGTAACTAGACTATTTTTAGAATCTTCCTTATCATAAATTTCTGTAGGGATTCTTTCTTGCAGGTGGTCACAAATAACTACCCCAGCGGCATGGATTCCAATATGGCGAATCTTTCCCCGTAATTTAAGGGCCGCATCTATTACTTGAGGATATTTCTTGTTGAATTGCTGCACAACATCGGATACTAGCAAAGCATCCTCAATTTTAATATCCTCTGCGGTCTTTGTAGCCAACTCTTTTGTTACTTTTCCGATTTCTTCTATTGGGACATTATAAACCCTTCCTACGTCCCTTAAGACGACCCGATCTTGGAACTCTGAAAAAGTGATGACATAACTAACGTTACCAACTCCATATCGGGCCTTTAAATGGCCTATTACAGAACCCCTTTTTTTGCCCGAAAAGTCCATGTCTATATCTGGAGTTCTAGTAGGAGAAAGAAACCGCTCAAAGAGAGTTCCGAACCTTAGAGGATCAACCTTTGTTATTCCTAATAAGTAAGCAACTAGTGATCCCCCCACTGAGCCTCTTCCAGGTCCTCGAGGTATTTCATTCTCATCTGCGTAGTCACACATGTCAAGAACTTTATCAAAGTACTTTGCAAAACCTCTATCAAATATAAGTTTGAGTTCTTTTTCGATTCGATCATCTACTACTTTAGAATCGTGTTTAGTTTCTTCTTTATATTTTTCGATGTCCATCCGATCCAAAATCTTCTGACGAGATTCTTGTTCACCACCTATTAAAGTATCACCCAAGTTCTCTGGAATCTCAAAATTGCACTTATTCGCAACCTCTATTGTATTTGCAAATAGTTCGTCCCGAATGGGATAAATCTTAGGGTGATTGGTTTTTAAAAGTTCTGTAATTTCCTCGGTCGTCAGGGTACAAAAACTATCATCTCCAAATCCCGGAGGTCTCCACTTCTTCTGACCTTGATTTTCCATTGTAGATTTAAAATTAATCGCTTTTAGAATATTATGATATATTCTATCTGATTTGGAATTGTAATGGCTATCTGTAGTAATAATCATTTTAATATTATAAATCTTAGATAGTCCTAATAAGTATTCGTTGAAGCGAGATTGCTCTTCAAGGCGATTTGGCATAAGCTCGAGATAAAGATCATTGCCAAACGCCGCCTGTAGTTTTCTAATAAGGGGGTCTACAAGTTCAGGTTCGTCTCTTCTCCAGCGGCGGGCTAGGGTTCCGGAGATACATGCAGTAGAACAGATTAAACCATCAGAGTGAGCACAAATTTCATCTATAGTTAACTTCTGATAGATTTTTGAGAATACTTTGTGCGTATTTTGTTTAGATAGAGTATGAAGTTTTAATAAATTGGAGTACCCAATTTCATTTTTCACCAAAAGAACGAGGTGGCTTTGGGCGCGTTCGCCTTCATCGATATAACATTCGAGTCCGTGAATAGGCTTAACCCCTCTCGCTTTTAACTCGGTTTGAGCGTAAATTAAGCTACTTAGGCTTCCGTGGTCTGTAATAGCTGCTGCGGTGAATCCTTTTTGAGCAAGATCTTCCGCTCTTTCTGCGTCAGTTCCAAAAACATCGCCGATACTACCACGTTCCCAATGAACGTGCAGCGGAACATATGCCTGCGATCCTGTGGGTAAGGGTGCGCTAGGCTTAGGACTTGGCGGGATTGGAGAATTTATAGGCGAAGGTAATGGGTCCCCGACCAGGGCTTCCCTCACGCCCGATTTCTCTAATCGGGCTGGCAACGTAGCCTCAGAGAGGCTACGTGTTTGTCCATCCCCAAGAAAAAAGTTTATTCTTCCGTAGGATTTTATGTAATCCTCAATTTTTATTGACCCACGCAAAGCGAACGATGGATGGAAAAGTCCGACATACCTTTGACCTTTACTATCAGTTAGGGTTTGACCAGCAACTTCGGATATTTTTTTGTCTGGGAAGAAATAATTTAAGCTCGTTGCCCCAAGGCAAACAATTATTTTCGGGCTCAGTAGTTCTATTTGCTGATCTAGCCAAGGCTTACAAGCCTTTACTTCTTCTGATGTTGGTTTCCTGTTTTCGGGCGGGCGGCATTTTACTATATTTATGATCGCAAAATTCTTAATTCCGTTTTCCGATATACATCGATCCAATAATATACCAGATTTTCCAACAAATGGCTTGCCTTGGAGATCCTCCTCAGCCCCTGGTCCCTCGCCCACGAAAAGCACTTCTGGATTTGGAACCCCTCTACCGATAACGACATTGGTTCTAGTTTCACAAAGGCTACATTTCTTGCAATTTCTGATTTCTTGAGATAAAGTTTTGAGATCCAAAATTATCAATCCTAAATACTGTTTATTCTTCCTTCTGCCATTTCGCAATAAGATTTATTCAAGTCAATCAAGCCTCTCCGTTATAAATTTTATTTCTCTCGAACAATCTATCTCCTCCTCATCTCTGTCGAAATCTGCTCTAAGCTCCTTGCTATGTTCTCCAAAATCTCCAACTTCTCTCCACCGCATATAGTACAGGTGTTCTTCCCGGGTATAAATGCCGCGCACAATTCTCGATAGCAGATCTCTTTAAAGATCGGACAGCGGATTGCGGGCAGACGATTATCTTGCGGAATTATCCCCATTGCATCTCCCCCAATCTCTCTTTATAATATTCCTGGTCTTCATACCCGCGCTCCTGTATCATTTGCTCTAGTTCATCATAAGTAACTTCTATTACTTTAATGTTTCTCTTCCCACATTCTTTATAGGTACATGTGGTTTTCGTTTTATTGCCCGTATACCATTGGAGCCCTCCACAGAACGAACACTTAATAAGAAGGGTGTTTACATTCACAAATTCTTCTGTTGACAGAATCTGAGGAACAACCTTAGTTTTACACGCCGGACATGTAGTTTTATACTTTCCTCGCCACCAGGTTCTCCAATGCCATACCGCGCCACATTTGTCTTTTGGGCATTTTACAGGCTTGGGCCTAGGAAAAAGGAGAGGGTTATTTGGAATCGAAGCTATTTCTAACACCATCAAAGAACGCCCCTATTAGGCTGATAAACAAGAATCCCACCATTGCTATAGCAACATACCCCCAGTAATTTATAGTTATAGGTAAAAATCCTGACGACGGTAGAGTTAAAAGGGTGGGGTTTATATAAGATAGTGTCGCATATCCTACCAAAAAGAATATAGCTAGGGTACAAATCTGAAATATGTAAATTAAAAATATAGAGAACTTCATCCCATCATCCCCGCATTCACATTCAGTTCTTGAACAATTATCTTCCTGGAATTATTGGTATCTTTTTTACCAACACCTACCAGTTCTAAGTATCCCTCAATAGCTACAATGATCTGAGCCGTATCTTTGTCACTCAGATTTGCCGTCAGCTCCTGGGACTTATTATAAAGAGCCTGGGCAGTATTCAACAACTTTTCTGCATTTGCTTTCAGGTCGTCAATCATATTTTGGTCTAACATAGAATTACCTCAAAAAAAATATTGTTCTTAATCTGCCTTACCAAGCGTCCGTCGTACTATTCTCTGCCACACTAGCCTTCTTAGCTCCGCGGCTCTCATCAATCTTAATCGGCTCCGAGGGCATTCCCTTGCTGATATCAGTTATAAGATAGGTCCAGATACTTACGCTATCTGTCTTCTTGTTATGATTTACCCTACCAATAACCTGCACAATTCCGGCCATCTTACCAGTTTTATCAATAACAGAATCGAACACAGACGGATCTCCGATGATAGTGACGCTCGTTGCACTCATATCTGTGATCGTTGTGTAGGAGATCTTGGTCTTTTTCTCTGGGTTCTCTTTTCCTTCTACCGGAGCATCTCCAAACATGGGTCGAAGCTTCACAAATTTCCCGATATGCGCCCTAAGATCAGAAAGGTCTGCAAGGACATCACAGAGAACACTATCGTCCATCTCGATCTTCTCATTAGACTTAATGGGCACGGAGTTTAAGTTCAAATAAACCCCGTTTTCCCGCAGGATTCCTTTGTAGGTTTGACTTGGATCTATTTGAATCCCCATCCATTCGTCGAACACGGTACTAACCATTCTTACAGACTTAGTTCCATCGGGATTCTGAATTAAGAGTTCCATAGATCGAGACATAAGAGGTTCCTGGATTCCGTTCTTGTTTCTGAACCTGGGTTCGCGAATCCAATTTCCTTCTTCATCCTTCATCCCTTCTCCATCAGCATCTTTCTTGGTGCTCATAACGGGCTTCGCTTCGAAGGCAGACAGTACTCTAAATGCCGTGGCCTTTCCTTCTCCCATGTTCTCAGGAACCGTAAAAGTCCTCTCGGTTGTTCCAATATCATCGAGCTTATAGTTCGCAATCATGCGACCATTCCACTCGTTCATCTTCTTGCTGAGTTTTGCTCTATAGAACCCAGGCCTGAAAGACTTATCGGACCAATGGGTAGCCTTAACTTTTACACAACCCTCAACCTGCGGCTCATCGTGGAACAGCTCCTTGTTATTCCCAACAGGAACCACTATATAGATATTGCTATATGGCCTGTTGGTCTTTGTAAGAGCCACGGGGTCCTGAGATTCGATGTGCATCAGAACTTCGGTAACTCCCTTGGACGCAGCTTTTTCACAGGAAATAACCTGATTAACCGCCATTTCTTCTACAGTTAGGATCTTTTCTTCTCCTTCCTTCGTCCTGTAAGTCATGGGCTTGACTTTCCCATCCTTCAGAACCTTAATCTTCTGGCTATACTTGTCTGTAAATACTTCGGTCGTTAGACCCGTGGCTTCAATTCCGCGTTGAATCGAGGCCTCTAAATTAAAGGTTTTTTCTGTCATGGTTTTTACCTTGATACGCTATATAGGTTTGCTAAGTGTGACCACTCCCCACCCTAAAGCACCCGAATAACAATTCGGGTGAAAGAGCGGGGCTTCTACGACCCGTTTTATTTGGCCGAGAGACTGTAGTCCCAGTCTCAAAATATTCAATGCGGCGTTTTGATCCCTATCCATTTCTAATCCACAAGTACATTTATGGACTCGAACAGAGAGGTCTTTGGGTACAATTACCCCGCACCTTGAGCACATTTGGGACGTATTCTTTGGATCTACTAAAACCACTACACTACCAGCACTTTCAGCCTTGTACTGTGTTAGTCTTACTAGAAAGTTCCAAGAAGCGTCGGATATGCTCTTGGCTAGACTGCGCGGAGCAGTCTGCATCATGGTTTTTATATTCAAATCTTCAAAGCAAAGAATTCCGTATTTCTCCACCAAATCATGACTGAGTTGATGTGCGAAATTCAGCCTTTTATTGGCAATTCTCTCATGAATTCTTCGTACAACTTTAGTTACTTTGTTCCTCTCTAACGAACCCTTCGGCAACTTATCTCTTTTGGATTGGGTTTTAGAGAGCGCCCTTTCTTCGATTCTAAAAAACCTAGGGTTCTCAATTTTGCTACCGTCCGAGAAAGTGGCGAAACTAGTTAAACCAAGATCAATGCCTATAACCAAATCGCTGTGTGAAACCTGGGGTTCAGTTAAATCGTGATTTAACCGTTGTTCTACAGAAAAAGACACATGCCACTTTCCTCGTGTTGATCTGTTGATCGTAAGCCTCTTTATTGTGCCTTCAATTTTTCTATGAAGTTTTATCTTGATTTCACCAATCTTGGAAAGCCAAAGGATCTTATCATCTTTAAGTCCGAACCCAGACTGAGGATAGGTAAAACTATCATACCAACCCTTTCCCTTGAATCTAGGATAGCCCGGATTTTCGTGAGCCTTTACTCTACGGAAGAATGCTTGAAAAGCCAAGTCTACTCTTTCCTGAACATTCTGGAGCGCCTGTGAGAATACATTTTTTAGCTCCGGCTTTTCCTGTTTCCAAATAGGGAGCAAATAATGAGAATCGTACTTAGATGTATTTTTCTGCTCAGTTTCCCAAAGGTTCTTTCTGTAAGCCAAGGTTTGATTATAGGTCCACCTACAAAGATCAAGCGTCTCGTTCAAGATACGGACTTGTTCCTTAGAAGGAAAAATCCTAAATTTATAGGTTTTCTTAGTCATAGGACTCTTGGTATTATGTACTTCATAGTATTTATACTTTTCGCTTAAACTCTTCCGGGTGTTCTTTCTTTAAAAGAGCCCAGCCTATTGGATCAAAGTCATAGAATCTATCACCTTCATAAACCTTATAACCATGTGGATTTTTCTTTATTGCAGATTCTAAATATTTTTCTTCAAGTTTAGGTAATTCTTCAGAGAACTCCATTTTTATGTCTGGATGAAAATTTCCATCCCCATCTACAAAAAATGCAACATATCTACTTGATCCAATTCCAGCAAGTCTATTCCAATATTTAAACATCTCGCGGAGCGTTATAGCTTGCTCCCGATTTACATCCATCTCAATAGTCATTTTCATTTATATCACACTCGCGCTCAAACTATGAGCACTATAAGTATAAATAGTTAACGCCCGTTAAATCCACTTCTCCAGTCCAAGATTCCAAACCTCTATTTCGCCATCTAGATACTTACCAATTACTTTGCTCCCTCGAACATACTTAGCCATAAACTCTATTTTTCCGTCTCGCTCTACCCTCCACACAACGCCTTCGGCTAATTCAGTAGCTCCATGATGTCCAAGTTCCCCAATCGCATTTTCTGCATCTTGAATAGAAAAAGGCCCACCTTGATGAAGCAAATAAGGCCTTGGAAACCAATTAGGCACAATAGAGTCAAAATCATTATACACTTTAACCCCGCCTGGTCCAATTAGATCAAAAGCTACAAACGGAATATGTTCTAAATTATATAAAGTTCCGTGGGCTTGAGCCAGCCACTCACCACAAAGCCGTTGTCCTTCTTCTAAAAACTCAAAATGATCTAAATTTTTATAAACCCAGTTAGCGAAAAGGTGATGCTGTTTCCATTTAGCACTTATGGCCTCATAGCCCGCGCGATTTATTGGTATTAAAATTCCATCTTTTCGTGTTACTGCTACGGATGTGCCGTCTAATTTTTCCTGGCAAATTATATAATCACCCTTCCTTGCTTTCTCGGTGCAGATTTTGCTCTGTCCTTCAGAAATTCTAAAATCTCCCGCGCCCAAATGACTCCCTTGAGAAAGGTGAGGAATTCTATGGTAGGCTTTTCTGCCTAGGACTTTGACGGACATAGACAGAAATAGGTGCCGTGAGTATAAATAGTTAACGGGCCAAAAAGATTATCGAATAACTATATTGGGGTAAAAATAGTATTTTATTTTATCTGTTACTAATTTTCTGTCATCAACTCGGTATAGACGATTTGGTCCTCTAATATAAATTCCCCAATTTTTAGGAGTAACACTTATTTGATCCGCTAGTTTAATTTTAAGATCGTTAATTGTTGAGTTATCTTTAACTTTTAAATCGATGAAATTTTTCCTTCCTACTATTTTTACAGAAATGTCTTTCATACTCTATAAAATAGAGTTATGAGATTAAATAGGTTTCGGTTAATCAAACCCAAAATCATAATCATAATCGTCGATACCCAAAGGATGTATTTCTTCTAGATCTATATTTTCAATCTCCATCTCCACCCATCTCTTCTCTCTAGCCTTGCGCTCTAAATCCTCTTTAATTTTATATTTCTTACAGCCTTTACAGTTTCCGCAGCAATAATATCCATATCTCTTGAAAAAATAATCCCACTCTGCTTCTTGTACAATTTCTAGGTTATCTAGATTGCTCATAACGTAACTTCTGTATCCTGGGCCTGATAAAATTGGGCCAAGGTTATACCTACGAAGGGTTCGGGTCAAGTTCTTTATCCCCACATTAACTTATCAAATTTACTGTAATCACTTTTAATTTTCTACCTTCTCTCTTTTCTATGAATTTATCTATTTCTTGGGTAGTAGAGAAATCTTCAATGTTTACTCCATATTTTTCCTCAAAGATAACGGTTTTGGGATTTTTTAAACTCATTATAATTCTCCTTTATTATTAAAAAATAAAATTAAAAATTCACCTCAGCGGTCTTGGAATGGTAGTACTATACACCCTCCTTTCGACTTTCTCCAAAGGTCTAGGCTCTTCATCCCTGAAGGCCAATCTTAAAAATATCGTAGTACAGGGCTCATCGTAAGACAATTCTTCAACCTCGCTAAACCTCTGGCTGCTTTCCCCAGATAGTCCAGTTCCTCCGCCGACTAGATTTTCGCAAGACCTAGTAAGAGTTCCTTGTGGCTCATTTCCTGAGTTATAAGAAGCGGTGCTGGTTGTATTACAACTGTAGGTGTTACTATCAGATGTCGTATTCCAATATATATGCCAGGGCCAAGGGTTGGGATCAATATAAGGCAACGGGACATAAGGATAACTTATTACCACCCTCGCCACCTGTATTTTCTTTGTCCCCGGTCTAAATACAACCTTAATTAGACCTAATTCCGAAGAATTAGAATCAATCCCAGCCTGTTTAGCCTCCGCGGAATCTTTTCGATAGGCTGTAAACTTTCCAGAATCATTTACAGATCTTTCTAAAAGAATATTCTGACCAAATGGGATGCGCCATGATCCCACGAATTTCCCATCGATATACGCATCTGCGTCACACGGTTTACAAGACCCGCTATCTTTGTGGTGGTTTGATAGCTTTAAAGAATATTGCTGACCGTGTTGCATTACAACATAGTTGTCGCAGGTTTCCTCTAAACATTCGGGAACCTGGACTAAAAATCCATTAAGACTCGACATAGTTTAGACATCTCCTTCTAGAAACAACATCAAATCTGTGAAGTAGAAATGGTCACACCAAATTACTCCACAGACTCTCTGTTGAAGCGGAGGTGGCGGGGCCGCAATTTAAACGGCTATAGGTATGTATTTAGCTCCCGCCTGATATAATAGCACACTAAAACTATTTATAGTTTTCGGTCCTTTACTTCCCTAATCTCATTCCCCAAGAACCACATTAAATTATGAGCTGACCTATTGATAGCATACATTACTTCTCTATCCAGAACTCGCTTTTCACGAACTTTTTCTAAAAGACTCAAAGCCTCTTCTAGTAATCCGAGACCATTTTCATCACAAAAATATTCTTTGTCTAAATCTTGGTTCATTCTCTAACACCGCCTTTTATATTTTATTATCCGAATTACATCCTCTTCGAACAACCTGTTGTAGTGAGCATTTACAGAAATTACGGTTAAAGTTCCTATTTTCAAACCCGTCCTTAAGGCCACATATTCCAATAGTCGCGATATCCCGTAAAGATTTGAAGCATACGCTCCGAAAACATCGTGTGAGCGAAATGCTACACTTAGGTGCAACTTACCGCTTATGTTATAAAATACAAGGTAGTTCAAACAAGGCACATCAATTTTTCTAGTATCCACAGATGGAATCCAGGTAACACAAACAATTCTTCTTGAATTAGGATTTTTATTCAAATTTTTGATTGCTTGGTCTATTTGATCTAAATATTCTGAATCAACTACTTCATCATTCTCTAAAGATTGAAACTCATTTTTACCCAATCGGGACCATCTTTTTCTCAATCTTTCATTATAATTATATTCAAAGGGGTATTCGCTCTCTTTTGGGCCATTAATAAGTTGATCTGCATAAGAATCTAAAAACTCTCTACTATAAGGAGACAAACCTCGCTTATGCATCTCTTCTAATTCTTCTAACCCCTCCAGAGGCCTTTTAACCGTCACCATCAAATTAAAAAGGGTCTTCATTTTATCCCCGCGCTCATCCTTGAAATCAATTCCGTGGGTTAAAATAGTTGTTAGGGCTTGTTTGTATGCGGAGGCTATAGAATCTGCCTTAATGGAATGGTTCAGAAAATCATAGTTTTCTTCAGGGGTGAAGAGGGGATGCATTTATATTTCCTCCACGCTGTATAGTTTTTCAATCATAACGAGCACGTTATCATATTCAGACCCGAAATACTTTTTCATAGTATAAATAGTATATAAATCTTTCTGTCTTTATATCACCCCCATTACCTCTTTTGCCAATACTCTCTCGGACAATTTTTCTTTTCTTTCCAAGATTTTTAAAATTCTACTCTCAACTATGCTTGGGCTCCGAAGTTCATAAAAAGTCATGGGATGAATCTGCCCAGACCTCTCAATTCTCCCACGGAGCTGGTCCATGCGGCTCATTGTCCAGGCACTATTGGTTATAACCAAATTTTTTGTAAATTGTAGGTTAAGGCCCTCTATACCGGCCTCAGAAAGTAAGAGTATTCTGTGATCATTTCTGAATTTGCTTATTTCTTTCTCAACACTACAGCCCCCTATAACCATCGCACAAGGTTCTTCTAATATACATCTTTTTATTAATTCCAAAGCTTTTACATAGGTTGAGAAAATAATTAGTTTTTCGGAACCCGACTCCTCTATTAAGATTCTTATTTCCTCTAACCTCGGAGTCAACACGATCTCATCTGGCTTTATCCTACCTTCGATCAGTTGCTTGACTCTACTTGGAGCAGAATCTATTACCCCTAAATCATCACCCAACACAGAGGCCCATAAATCCAGCCCCTTGCTGGTGGGTTGGTCAAAAACCTTCGGGATTAAATCAGGAGATATTGTATTTTCCCGTGCATAAGTAAAATACCTCAAGATATTATCTGGGTCGTCTTTTGCGAGTTCTAAGAGTCTTTTCTCAATTCTTTTTTGCTCCTTGGACATTTCTATATTTCGAATTATTGTGCTTGCCGGTGGAAGTACCAAACACTCTCGCTTCTCTTTTCTAATTACCAGTGGTTTTATTAAATTTCTAAACTCATCAATATTTTTCGTGCCATGAATTATCCAGTAATTTTTTCCATGCATACCAAATTTTTGTTCTCTTACAAGAAATGTTTCTGCAAATCTCTCATAAGATGGCATAAAATTAGGGCTGACTAAATTTAAAATTGTATAAAATTCTCCTAAGTGATTGTCAATTAAAGTACCAGTAAGTCCTATACAACAATAAGCAGAACTTCGAAGATCTTTTACAGCTTTAGCTCGTAGAGAAGAAGATGTCTTGGCCCTCATTATTTCATCACATATAAGCAGCCCTCCACTTAAGTATTTTTTCGCTTGTATCAAGTCTTCTTCCTGGCGTAATAAATCGTATGAACACACCACATATTGACAATCTTGAGCTAATTCCCATTGATTTTTGCGTTTTGTTCTATTTCCCTCAATTACAATTCTAGACGGCTCTTTGTTGTTGAATTTAGCCAGCTCTGAATTCCATTGCGATCTCAACGAAGCGGGGCAAACTATAAGATTTTTCTGACCTAAAAAATCGGCGTAGCCTATAGCTACAATGGTCTTCCCTAGTCCTATGGATAAGGCTATTACACACGATTTTGCATTCTTGGTAAAATTAAGGGCCTCTTCCTGATAAGGAAGCAACATCTCATATTTAAAATTATCCTCAAAAACCCGCATGGGTCTAAAACAGGTCTGCTCTTTGTATTCCTCCAGAACTGCTTCTGATGGTTCTACACCAAAAGACCTGAGAGTCGAGACTACATGTGGTTGAAAATCTTTTCGAGTCCAAAAACGTCCAAGAGGATTGAAATTAAATCCAAGAACACCCAACCTAGACCTAAGTTCTGTAGAGCTGTCAGTTAAAACAGCAAGAACCTTATCTTTAAACCCTTCCGGCAATCCGTAAACCATTTGAACCATTACTTCTCCAAGACTTGATTTTCCTTAACAAATTCTTCTATTTCTTGTTCTATTTTTATATATTCATCATAATCTCCCAATCGTATTACTTTTCGACCATCAGATAAAGTAAACCCTAGAGGCTTCCAAAAGATACCTTTTCTAGGAGAATAATCGGTTTCCATCTGGTAAAGCAGATCTCCAATTTCTCCTGAAACTATCTCTTCTACAAGACCGTCTTTATAAACAGCAAAAGTATCCATGTTACTTACCACGCCTCCGCTCTTACCCAGGGCTTTTTAAAGTTTCCTTCAAATTCCCAACTCACTCTACGGTTTCCACATTGACATCTGCGCGATTCTCCATCCCAGCCACTACAATCGATACATTCATCGTCTCCGCCAAAGGGAATAGCCTGCCCCGTTTTCTTTATTTCACATACAATCTTCTCAATCTCCAAATCCCAAGCAATCGCGTTAGCTTCACAAACAGCATTTTCTTCAGTAAAATCGACACCAAAAGTCTTACCATGATCTAGGAGATAAATTGTTGCTTCCAAAAGGTGCTTTGATTGTTCCTTTTGATTTTCTTTGGCTTTTAGTGTCTTTTTCTCTTCTTCTAACATCTTCTTCTTTCTATCCTCATGGTTTCTCAAAGATTCATCAAGCATCGGAGGTCTTGGAATATCAAAATTGTATTTAACATATTTATACTGCTTCGAATTATCACCATAAACTTGGAGAGTAAGTTTTAATATTTGAGAGATGATATCATATTCATCAACATATCTTTGCTTGTTAACCTCCATTATACCCTTGACATTTATTTTTTCTGCTTCGAAGTCAAAGATTTTTAACTTCTCGCTTGGAATTCCAAGCCTACACCAATCGGGTTTAATATAGTCGATCATTTCTCCTCCGACACATCACATCTATGGTTATAAAATGTGAATCCCCAGTAAGCCTACAGGTTCCAGTATTTTCATAATCATAATTTTCTCTCCATTTTTCGCAATTACTACAAATTGCTTGTATAGGCTTTGCTCTAAAGGCTACTGACATACTAACCACTATGTTTTAAAACTATAAAAACTTGGCGGTATAGCTCTGCGGACCTATACCTACCAAAATTTCAACCAGGGGAGATTATTAAAAACTCCGCGGATATTATATCCCTGATAAATTAAAAAAGTTAGCGTCATGGGATAATTCTGATTAATATAATAATCTATCATTATTAATCCATTGGAAATAATCCAAACCGCAAAACCGATACCACGCAACCTTTGAGATGTTCCTGAGGTTAAGTGCGCTCCAGAAACAGACAAAATCATGGTAAAATAAAAGATGGGTTTAGTGAGAATATCGGCAATAAGGAGATCTAACATTTACCTCCGCGGGATGTAATTATACACAACTTTCATTCTTTTAAATCTCCCTTGTTTCTCATGCTGTCCAACACCTTCTTAGCAAACTTCATGCCGTCTATGGGATCATCAACCTTTTTCTGATGAGATACATCTCCTCGACTAATATAAATCTGGATAGGATTATTCATTGTTTTATCTTCAGGTATTTCGCCTTTCTGAATGGCTTCTATAAAATCCATTCGCTTCTTTTGAGCATCTTGTCTCTTCATGAATTCTTCTAGTTTATCCACGATCAGTTCATTAGTTGTGGATTGCTTATCTTGTCGCTTCTCGATAGCAAATAGTTTCTCCACAATGGCAGGTATTTGCTCTAGCCCGCAAGACTCGATGGCAAATAGCCGCGCGATGGTCTTTTCCATGTTATTGATAGCTATCCCCATATTATCGGACTGCGATCCTTGATTATCTACTAATCCTGATAATAATTCTTTAATTTTACGAATCTCTACTTTATCCCCTATTTCAAATACCTTCTCCATTTCAAATCACTCTACACTCTCTCATTTCCTGGATATCTTTTTCACTAACGCCCGAGCTTCTAAACATAGTCTCCGTATATTCTCCTCTACACTTAGAAACGGGCACCGCGCATTTATAGCCCTTTCCTTCTCTTTCAGGGCAATCGATTTTGGAGCAGAGTCTCATATTTAAATCCTGTAGGTTAAAATATCTACCTCGCGTTCAAAAGCTTCTTCCTTTTCTTTAAGCTTCCGATTGATCTTGTGAAGCCTGTTGCCAGCAATAGCTACAATATCCATTATATTCTCCATATCTGTAATAGAAATGGACTTTTCGAAGGTCGGAACCCCTTCACAAACCTTAAGATGATATGTGACATAGTTGGTTTCTGTGAAGACCTCGCAGGAATAAGTCTGCTTATCCATGATATACAAAATCCCATTTTCTTTGAAAATCTTTGGATAACCTTCTAGATACTCAAACGGTAGTTCGCATCGGGTTAAAACTCCGTCGGCCTTTATTAAGACTCTGTGGTTTTCTAAGATCGGATCGTATTCAGTAACATCTCTCGAGATGTCCCACTTGAATTCCATGTTAGGCATATTTAATCATTCCTTATCTTTTTCAATTTTGGTCTTCTCTTCTTGAAATTCTTTCCAAAGAGATTCTAGGGTAGTCTTAGGTTCTTCGCCCGTCTCTCCTGCCATTATTCTCTGCACAATTTGTTGAGTAGATTGTGTTGCGAGGTCTCTTATAGTGATCATGATTGTGTCAACCTTAAGTATTTCATCAAATACCTCTCCACACTCGCATTGCAAAAATACTGAGGTAAAATAATCAGTCATTACTACACCAAAGGCCCCAACCATATAACTTTTGCATATTGGACACCGATATTTCAGATCGCACTCCTCCGCACTTTTCTCTTTTGATATTTACGGGTAGGCTTTGAAAATTCTTTAGTCCCCTTAGACTCTGAGTCTTCGCCGCCCTCGTCTTTTCCTAGCTTCCTAGGAGCCCTATCGTGTTTAATCGCTCCGTCAAACACGATCTCGGTAGCATATCTACCGTGATCTTGTATGGTTCTATAACTAATTAAACCTTGCGCTCGGAGTTCTTTGATTGCATTTGCGATCTTTCCGGAAGCACGATAGGTTTTTCTCTCTATCATAAGTTCTACTGTTACGGGCTTCTTTTTGTTCTTCTTTTTTATTCTCTCCAATAAAGAGAGGGCATAAGGGGAGGTCATTGGAAGACCCTCTTGGGAAACTCAAATTGTCTTCTCGTTTTACTCCAATTTGATACTTTGCTGAAATATCCAATAATTCTTGTAACATAATCGTCAATATCTTCTCCACAAATCGAGCATTTTGGTGAATTTCCACATATAGTTGTGTGGCTGTTTTTACAAGTACCAAAACCGTAGTTCACGGCCATATGTGATATCCCGTTCTGAACAGAATACTCAATTAAATGTTTCATAATAGTGGAATCTTTAATTTGTTCCGCCACATTCAGATGTAAAATACCTCCGCCAGAAAGAATCTCCATAAATTTTCCTGTAGTAATTATTCTTTCGGGTAAGGAAACATTCTCAATTAGAGGTATATACTGATTAGAATATAATTCAAACGGAACTTTATCTTCCCCGAAAATAACCTTATCCTTCTGACAAAGTTTGGACGCAACCGATTCTCCTGGAATTTCCTCTACGTTAAAGCTATGTTTAGTTTCAATACTTGTCTTTTTAGCAAAATCTTCGATATAATTAAGAACATCAAGAGTAAATTGAGTTCCATCTTCAGATGTTATATCAAACCCCATTAACTTATTCATTTCACTAACTCCTATTATGCCTACAGTGGAGAACAGATGTTTAAGCGAAAACCATTTAAGAGGCTCAAAGAATTTTAAAAATCCTCGCTCAACTCTTCTCCGTAGGATTTCTTCTCGGTGGATTTGGAGTAGATCCCGAGAAGTTTCGAGTATAGTATCTAATTCTGAGTAGAACTTCTTTAAATCCCCTTTTGATCTTAGAGCTATTCTAGGTAAATTAAGGGTAACAACTCTATGAGAACCAATTTGAACTCCACCATTTCCTAGAGTATCCGATTTAAAATTCATTCGAGAAGAGTCATTTATAAGCCTGCAACAGCTGGCCACCTTCTCACCAGAATTTACATAAATGTTGAAACAACCCCTCTCTAGATTAACTCTTGAAATAAAATCTAGGAAATCCTTGTCAACTATATTTTTATTTAAATCAGTTAATAAATTTATTGTTACAATTGGAAAGCGGTACGGAAAACCACTAGCGGGGTCTCCTTTTGCGAACCACTCTGCAAATATTTTTTGTATATGAACAATATAATCAAAATCGGGTTTTGACCCATCAGGATATAAATGATGTTCGAAAACTTTTTCAAGATTTGGTCTATCAAAAAGACTAAGATTTGTAAATGGAGATTGTCCGCCTACGCGAAAAGAATTATTAACGACATGTACAAATTTTTGTAACTCGTTTTGTATAGTTTTATCTGATAAATTTTCCTTTTTAGAGTACCAAGCAAAGTTTACAAAAAAATCTCCAAGAGCTATTGCGCCTACAAACGCCTGAGATAAATCCATCGTAAACTCAATACACTGTCCAATAAATGATTCGCTATGTTTTGGGGGTAAACTATGTAAATTCCCATAAGGTCTGCCCTCTAACATAATCATAGTTGTGCTTGCCGCAAAACAATATGGCTGCTGCACTCCGATTCCGCTACTATCATGGAAATAAACATCACCTAACCAAATAGAACGCAAGAGTTCATTCGCCCTCTTTAAATCAAACCTCTTTGTCGCATACCTATGAATTAAATAATATCCTTCCAATTTTTGAATTCCTCGGACAATTTCACTTCCATAATTATTAGGAGATATACCTTCATCCGCGTTTGCATTATTATCTATAGTCACGTTTGAAAGATTTTGGGTAAAATAGGCGTGGGACATAGAACCTACATCTAAACATCTTCGGGAAATTCCGTCAATGTCCAAAAGCTTTTTGCCATGCTCATTTTGATTAAATTTGTTATAAAGATTGTCATAATCTTCACTAAAAGTTGTTTCGATTAACATAAAATCACCTATAAGTAATATATTCTCTGATTCTCGCTCGCCGGAAATCCATCTGTCTTCAATTCTTCTATATAAGGTCCATCTACTATCATATTCATAACAGACCGAATTTCATTAGGAATATCTTTATATAAGTAACCAGTATACAAAACTTTATATAAGTCCACACGATTTATAATATCTATTACAACTTCTCTCTGATTGAGCGGCTCTCCTCCTAAAAACACTATTGACTCATAAAAACCCTTGTGTTTATCAAGATGTTCTATTATTTCATCTGTATCTAATTCAAATCCTCCATCCTTATCTTGCAGTTCGGGGTTATGACACCCTTTACACCCAATAGAACAGCCCTGAAAAAAAATGTCGAGCGCCGCACCTCTCCCATCATTCATCGAATCCGCAATCCCCGCGCACCTAAAAATCATAAAAACCGCTACCTATCCCTATCAATCCGGGCAAGCTACTACTTAGTTCTCAAGGGTTAAATACTTTTCTATTGCCCTTCTAGTGCCCTTTTTAATTGTAGCTCAGTTACATCATCTTCTTTGAAAAATATACATGTCATGCAACCAAAGACATGGTTCTCCAGGATTTGTCCGAAACGCTGGTCTGGTTGCAGTTTCCACAAGGTCTTTAGATCGTCACAAATACGATCTATACGTTCTAGATCTCTCATCTTCAACACTCCCAATTTATTGGATCTTGTGCCATATCTAACACAATCGAATCACAAACTTCTTTCCCTGTTTTATTTACCCACCGCGAAAATGCTATACGCCTTCCTCGCGGGGTCATTGTTACAATTCCTCCTCTCTTAATCTGATACATCCAGTGATCAAAAAGCAGCCTATGATAAGAACATGTAGTATCATCGGGTGGATTTTTACATCCACGAAATGCGCAATTTCCAATATCTGGACACTTCTCTCTAATCATTTGATAACGAATTTCGAAATCATTAAAAGTTACAGATTCTTCTTCCATTATCTCACTCTCATCACATTCCCCGTATCTCGACTATCCAGAAACTCAATCCTCATCCCGCCGATCTCTATAACGTCACGAACTCGACTCGTAACTCTAAAATTGTCTCCCTCCGCGCAGCCACCAGTTATAGGCTTCCCACACTTTCCGCAGAAAGTGGGTGCTGGGGAGATGTAATATCGACCACAGGAACAGTAACCCATTCAAGATCTCCCACTCCAATTTGGCTTCCCATTTTCATCTACCTTTCTACCTTCCCAATTAACCCAAATCCACCCGCAACCTTCACAAAGTTCTTGGGAAAATAAACCTACTTCTCCGTGAGCGAATTCTTTAAAATCCTCTCCAAAGATAGCTATTGAACAATCTTTACAAAATGAAGCCATTGATATATCTCCTTATCATTCTACCCCCTCTCAATGTCGCACTCATCGCCCATAGCCTTGAATATCTCACAAAGGCGACAGATCCAATTAATTAGCTCCTCGGCAGATCTACCATCCATAAGAGTTCTTATTTGCTCCTCGGTGCAGTCAGTTATGTCCTTGTTCTCGTAACCAGACCCGCCCTTTACTCGAACAAAGATTCCTGAAAGATTCCTGTCCATGCTTAAACCTCTCCTATTCGGTACACGCAACTTTCAGCATTTTTATCCGGTCGGAACCTTAAGAAACGCGGGTGTCTGAAGTGCCCTGAAGCCAAACGTTCTTGTGCAGTAATTTCTATTACTTTTCCTATATAAAACTCTTTATTGTTCGAAATTTTCTCACGGAGAGCTTCGTCTATACCAGAACAGAATCCAAATTCAGCAAATTGTCCGTCTGGTAAGTATTGTCCAAAGCTAATTGCCCCAATCCAGTCCTTTTCGTAATACTTTGAGGTCGATTCCTCTCCAGAAGTTTTCTTTGTAATCTTTTTAGGATCTTTGTAGCCCGAGATAACTACGTCCCATTGCGCGGATCGCTTCACTTTCGACCAGCCGTCGCCATATTTTGCTCGCGTGTCCTTTAAAATTATTCCTTCGCCGCCAGATTCAATTATAGATTCAAAGAGTCCCTTTTTATCATATTGAACATCTTCAACAATTTTAAAGTACTTATCGTCAATCGGTGACAATTTATCTAGTAAAGCTTTTCTTCTATAAGAATATGGCCTTTGAGTTATATCGACCCCACGATCTTGTAAAATATCAAATGCGTTATACGTAACCCACCCGTTTTCAATTTGTAGATCTATAGATTTTTTTGGAAGAGAACCCATTACCTTAGATACACTCATAGAATTTTTCCCATAAGTAATTTCTCCGTCAAAAATACATCCTTGGAGATCAAATTCCACGCGCTTGTCAATAAAAATATTTTTTAAATGTGGAATGTTTTCAGTTTTGTCTACAAATTGCCCATTTTTTACAGATATATGCCTGCTCGTAAAACGATTTTCGTCAGGGAAAGCATGAAGTAAAAACCTCTCTCCGTCGAGTTTTTCTTGTCCAATAAAATTCGGACTATCCCACATCGTTTCATTAAATTTTGCCCTTGCCTTCCCTGGAGCAATTTGTCTGATCACGCAGAGGCCTCCTCAAAAACACAGACCTCATTGTCATCATCCCAATAATTTAAGTATTTCCTGAATAGATTCATATCCCCGTCCCTATAAGCTTCCAGCATTTTAACCATATCGCCCGCAGACTTTTTAGCTCCGAATTTGGAGGTTCCATAATATTGCCACATCCCATAAGGAGAGGTCAAACAATTGCCCAAAATACAAGAACTACAATTGTCATGTTGATTAAGTAAACCCTCAATCTCACAAAACGGACAACAAGAAATATTAAAAAGACCTCTCGCTCTATCTCTCCAAATTACCAGCGCCCCTTCAACGGCTTTAAACCACATATTTTTTATCTCTTCTTGATTAAATTCCATATTCAAATCACTCCTTCCTTCTCTAACTCCTCTCGCGCCAGCTTTTTAAAGTGCTCAATATCGGGACAATTCAAGTAATCTTCCTCACAATGTAGAGTACATTTTCTTCCTGTAAGACATTCTTCGTTCATGGAAATGATTAATTTATAAGCCCTGATCAATATAATGTGACCCTCTAGTTCTTTAATTCTATCAATCGCTCCGAAATAACCCCAGTTAGAGACTAGAATCTCAAACAATTCCTCGGGCAACCCAACTATACCAGGAAAAATCTCGCTTTCCTTGGCGATTAATCTATCTTTTAGATCTAGTGCTCTTTTGATATCGAATCCATTCATACTACCTACTCCTCACTCAAACTATAAATACTTGGCGGAGATTAAGAATTTTTCTTAATCTGCCCTAAAATCTTCCCCATCACTATACCTTGGCTTCACCATCCCAATTGCATAAACTCCCTTCTTTCGGATAGATACCTCATCTCCATCATTCTTCTGAACTACGATCCAGATTTCATCAATTTCTACAAGCTTCCCGGTGATTGTAGGCCCCGTAGAGAGGTTTATCTTCACTACCTCAGCAAAATATCTATCAAAGTGGTCAATTCTTTCTACCTTTTTCCCTATTACTTCATCATCTTCGTCGAACATTTAATTATACCTCGCATTTCTTTTCAAAAACTCTATTGTTAAAATTGACGGCTTAATATTTGGCTCCGGATTGAGACCCAAATATTCTCTTACTTTTTGGATTACTTTTAAGTTGCTTTCAATTGCCATCCCTAGATACTCAATTTCCTCCTCTGAAGAATCAAAATTGGTTTTTTCGTCATAACATCCCATAAAGTTATTTTCTAGTCCATACTTCAAATCTTTCTGAAAACCTACTCTAGACTCTAGTTCATCCAACAGCTTATCAAGGCTTTCCTGAGATTCTAAAAATTTCTCCATATCTGTAATTAAATATTCTCTTTCACGCCCGTTTTCATCATAAGTATAAATTGAATACTCTTCAATCTCGCACACGCCAGCACCCCTTTACAATTTCCCGCGGAACTATACAACCATCCATTATTTTCCTTATTCTTCCCAAAATTAAGTTGTTCTTTTTACAGATAAAATCTTCTCCTTGCATAGTAATTATCTCGGTATGGAGAAAATTACACCCCCAGCAAGGTTTGCCTGCGTGGACAACGAAAAGGTCGGAGAGATCAAATGACATTCTTAAGAGCCTCCACATAGGTTGCGAGAATAGCTTTAGAGGGTGAGTCTCCTATTAGTTTTATAAAACTATTTCCAACATCTTTTGATATTACTCCGCTAAAGTCCGTATTAGGAAAGCGGACAGAAAATCCCCACAACCAACCTTTTTCCGCTATCGCCCTTTGTATATGCCCTTGTAAAATATCTTCTCCAATCTCAGTTAAACCTTCTCCTGACTCATTAATGCCGCGCGGGGGATAAATTTCTCATCACGGTCCAATATGTGCTTGGATCTAATCTCTTCAATTCTTCTAACATCTTTTTCATAGTAATCTCTATGCTTGGAAGCTATTTAACCCTGTCGCTTAAGAAGACACACATTCTATAAGCTCGCTACAAGATTCAAGACTCAAATTCTCTCCCTGATACTGCCCCTCATAAACTCTCTCTGTTGGAGTTCCCTCTAAAAAGACCATCTGGGCAAACTCTGCTCCCGGCTTTATCTTTAACGGATTATCTGTAGTTTTTACTAATACAAACCCCGATCCTTTATATCCCGCATCCCACCAGGCAGAGTGTACTATGATGCCCCTGCGCGAGAGGGAAGATTTGGGGAGGATGTAGGCGTTGAAATAACGAGTTATGTGTTGAATATTATTCCACGTTCTCCCAGACTCTTCCCAAACATCCCCTATTGTATCGAGTTTTGGAGTCAAATCCGCCGTCTCCATAATCTTAAATAAAACCGCACTTTCTGGTGGAATCCAGTAGTATAAAAACTTATCATTTTCACCCCATACCTGAGCGGTACAATTAAATTTAAACATTTTTTCTCGCTGAACTACGGGCTCAACATAGTCTTCTTCAACTATCTTTTCTCCGAAGGGTTTGTTTACAGTTTTAAAAACTTTTTCTACCCGAATATCACAACCTTGAGCTTGATAGTTACTATCTTTAGCATTTAAAAGAAGCCCAAACCTTTTGATATCCTGGCCCGACAGAATCATACTAGCCCTCCATAAACTGTTTCAGTCCCTCTATCAGCTTTGGAATTTCACTCCTAAGGATATAAAACTCCGCAGGGTCATTATCAATTTTGTCTATGTCTCTCAAAATGATTGTGCTGGCGTTTTCCTCTACGATTTCCATCCCAACGAGATCTACCGTCTCTTCGAATATTGTTAGTTGTTTCATACACACTCCAATCCATCTTGATAATCCTCTAACTTCCTTATTCTATCCCGCGCAATTTTTAATTCCTCGACCAGTTCTGGAAACCATTTCAGAGCTTGATGCTCTGCTGTGAGAATTTCCTTCAAATCATAAAAACCAAGATTAGTTCTAACATAACCCATCTCTATACGTTTACAAATTATCTCAGCTTGATTAAGGTCGATCACGTCTCTATCACCTAACAAATGGCAAAGTGTTGCTTATAAACCCCGCAGACAATCGATGTCCTCCGCCTCCATACTTCTTCGCAAGGACAGAGAGATCTATACACTCACTTACTGCACGTAAATTCACTACCCAATATTGATTCTTAACATTTACAAAGTTAATAGCTATATCACATCCCTTAAATGCTTGAGATCTGGTCATATAGTTTGCGATGTAAGGATCTGAATTAACTACTAGGCATTTATATCCTTCCCAATCTATAGTAAATGATTTAGTTTCTAAAGTAGATTCGAATCGATCTTCAATATAAGATTTAATAGGGAAGCCAAAATCAAGAAGGTAATGTATAAAATCTAAAACTTCTTTAGGGCGAGACTGACTAAAACCAAAAAACTTATTCCAAAAAGTCCAATCCCTAGAGGGATCTTTCGCTTTATATTTACATCCATATTGGAATGGTTCAATATAATTATCCCAATCAAAATCTACATCATTGTGCTGCCACACATCATACAAACTTAACAGCCTAATATGATCTGGCACTACAGATCCGAACAGATACCGCCAGGTTAATTCACAGGCTGCAACCCCAGTTTGCCGATAACCTCGAATCCAGCAACCATTGGGCAAAATCTTAAGAGCCTCCATATCCTCAATAATGCCCTTGTGATGGTCAAACCAAAAGAAATTATCGCTTGCGCGGCAATCTTTAAGCCCTAAAAATCTAGCCAGTTTATCCATTTCTAAAGGCTTAAGACTGAAATCGACCATATAAACTATATCATCTTTTTTAATCTCATCCCAAGGGAATGCATCTCCATAATTAATTGGAAATAGTTCTGCCTCTGGGAACTTATATTTTACGATTGCTCCACTGCACCATCCATCTAAATCTCCGCTGTGGTAAAAACACTTAATCGACATTTTTAATCTCCTTCTTAATCTTGTGTTTCGTCATTCTTTTCCTCTTTATTCCATCCGAATCGTCTACTTCTTCCCTTGAGATTACAGCGGGTCCTTTTTCTCCCATTCGAACAAGAACATACCCATTCTCTGCCCTGAGAATTATATCTTTTACCTTCGCGATTTTTCCAAGTTCATTAAGAATCTGACCTTCTGTTCCGTGCCTGTATTCACTTCGTGAATAACAGAATTCACTCGCGGCCTGATTAAAGTTTACATGAGATCTAATCCGACCTTTATCTTTAAAATAAGAGATCTTATTTAAAGATTTTAATACACTATAGCCCCTAGACTCCATCCAGAGGGTTACTTCGGGTTCAGAGGCGTACATAGTTGCTCCGCTAACTCAAATGTCACATATTTTACATTTTCTGGCGGTATAATGTATATTTTGCCGTCTTTTTCCGCAGAAATTGCGCCCGTAAAGAAAAGAACCCTAGCATTAATTTCGTCTCTATCCATTTCTAAATCAGATTCAATATACTCGACAAATTCTTCTCCAGTTTTTAAGTGCGTCGTTATTTTTAATTTCATCTTTTTTTCTCCATCTTCTTCTCCAGTTCCTCTATTTTAGCATTAAAGGCTTTAACATCTAACGGAACTTCTGAAGTATTACAAACAGAGTATCCGTCTTCTTCTCGAACTTCAAACTCTATTTTCCACTTCTCTCTATCTGGTGAAATAATGTGATTTTCTACGGGGATTGTAACGTAACACCAAACCCATTTAGCAAGATGCAGAACTTGATAATCAAGGCGTTTTTTACCCTCTTCATATCTATGATCACAACTTGAGTAACAATAGAACTTTGCAGGCTCCTCGTCAGAATTATAATACTCGTCGCTATCGTCTTCATCCACTACGTCGCCAGGTAAATAGATGTGTAAATTACATCGTCCGCTCTTGGTTTGAAATCCTGTAATTTTTCGACCACAGTAAGGACAATCTACTTCTATATTCATTTCATCGAACATGCCCAAGAATATCACCTACTTCATAGAAATATACTCTTCTGTCATTTTATTGATGGCTTTAACCAAATCTCTTTTCTTTTGCTCATACTCTATATTTTGACTTTCTTTAACTAAAGCATCATAAAGTGGCATTACATCAAAGAAATACTCAAACACCATACATTCTGATAATCGCCTTTCCTCGTCATTAATAACCCCATAATGTTCTAAAACTGATTTTATTTCCTTTTCTGTATCTTCCGTCAAGGGAATTAATACACTACCACATCCAATAGTATAATCACACCCCTCGCCTTCTTGTTTTAAATGTGACTACTCCCCACCCTGAAGGATGGGGCTTCTACGGCTTCACTCAAATCGCAATTTGAGTGTACCGATGGCATGTAGCCCCAGGCCAATTATTTGAGTGGTTTTGTGAGCATCTCTTGAGTCTTTTCAACTGCTAGAGACAAACCAAACAATATCTATATAACCTAATGATATTTATACTTTTCGCTTAAGATGGAGGCGCAAGAAAGTAATCCTTTAAGGGGCCAATTCATCCCTACCCTGAAGGGCGAGGGTCTCAGGTCTCTTGACCTTCGCCCTGGGGTCTTCTTGGCCCCTTAACCCCGTGAGATAAATATTTCATATCATTCCGTTCTAGTTCAGCGCGTATCTTTTCAAGTGCGGCTTGATCTGGCCCATGTGCCCTTCCTCCTCCTTTGGAATAAAAATTAATCCAGATATCTAATAGCTCTATTGCTTTGGTGACAGACATCTATTCTCCCACCCGAATAACCAACTCCTTAGCGGCTTGTGTGTGATATATTGTTTTGACTTTTTCGTCTGCCCACACTCGATAATAATTATCATCAGAATCATTTAGAAATAAGGCTTCTGCTTTTGCTTCGATGGCGATTTGTTCTAATTGTTTAATCCGGGCATCTTTGTCGGCCAATTGCATGAGTATAATAGGCTCTTCCATCGCTAGGCTCTGGCAAGCATCGTGTCTCAGTTCTGCTTGTCTTTCTGCGGATTGCTCATCAAATGTCCATGCTGTTCCGTCTGGGTTCTCATCGATTGTGTTCAGATATTCAGCTCTAGAATCGATCAGGGCTGCTTGTAAGCGCTTGATCTCAGCTACCAATTGCCGAAATGTCATTTCAGAATCTTTTATGTTATCGAGCGACCTTACTGGAAACCCATCAAGTTTCCGACAAATATCCTCGGCTTTCTTTATAAGATCGTCGCTCATTTTATTACCTCATATATGTTAATTAACATTAAGTGACTACTCCCCACCCTGAAGGATGGGGCTTCTACGGCTTCACTCAAATCGCAATTTGAGTGTACCGATGGCATGTAGCCCCAGGCCAATTATTTGAGTGGTTTTGTGAGCATCTCTTGAGTCTTT